GCTCAAGATCTTTGATCTTAACTATTCTGCATTACGCACTGTGGGCCGTGTTGGTTTGGGGTTTCATTTTATCGGCGGAGCACCTTTTATTACAGATCCATCGGACATATCTACGACAATTACCGGTCTTGCAAAGAGAGTATGCCGACGTACCCCTCTACCCGGCTGCGTCTCCCGAGTATGTGCAAAAACTTGCCTCGGACTGCCCGATTTACAGCGACGTTCACATCCCGTCCCTTTACTTAACTTGTCTCAGTGCCCAAAACATAACGGAGTGTCTCGACATTCAATTCAAGGCCTCACCGTTTTCGTCGACAACTGGCTGCGAACGAATCTTAGACCTTTACCGGCCGATACCGACATTTCAATTGACAAGTGGTTGTCAGATACCAATTACACTGACGCCCGGCGCGAACAGCTCCGACAAACGTTCGACAAATCAGTGGGTACGTTTGGCCGTACGCACGTGCGATGTTTTGTCAAAGACGAGACCTACCTCGACATCAAACACAGCCGAGGAATCTACTCCCGTGTCGACGAATTCAAAGTCAGAGTCGGACCAATCTTCAAGTGCATCGAGCATGCCCTCTTCGATGGACCAACCACCTCGAAGTATTTCATCAAGAAAATCCCCGCTCCCCTACGCCCGCGATTCGTGCTGGAGAGATTGGGCACCAGATGGTCCCGTGTGCTTGTAACAGACTACACATCTTTTGAGAGTCACTTCACTCCCGAGATAATGCAAGCCATTGAGTTCCGACTCTACAAATACATGGTCACTGAGATCAACTCGACAGACTTTTTACAACACCTGCCGGTGCTGGTGGGCGTCAACAGGTGTGTGTTTAAAAAGTTTTCCATGCGACTTCGGGCTACCAGGATGTCCGGCGAAATGAATACTTCTCTGGGAAATTCATTTGCGAACCTGATGATCTATCTGTACCTCAACCGGTTTAATACAAACGTTGACTGCTTGGTGGAGGGTGACGACTGCCTGGGTGTTTACAACGGCACCGCCCCCACGAAAGAGGATTACGAGCAGTTGGGCTTCACGGTCAAGATAGAATCGCCTGAAAAAATTTCAACTGCTAGCTTTTGCGGCCAGATCTTTGACGAGGAGAGTTTAACGACCCTCGCCGACCCAGTTAAAACCATTCTCAAATTCGACTGGGCAAATAGTCGCTACTTACATTCCAATGCCAAAAAGAAAATGGAACTGGCAAAATGCAAAGCTATGAGTCTTTTGTACTCCCATCCGGCCTCACCCGTTGTGTCCTCGTTCGCACGGATGGTTCTTCGCAATTCAGGCAAATATTGGCGCATTGACTCCTCACTTTCAAATTGGGAAAAACGTCAGGTCAAACAAATGGTTGAAAACTTTACTGACGAGAACAAGGAAATCACACCCGGCAGTAGGGTGATTGTCGAACGCGTTTGGGGCGTGCCTGTTGCTGAGCAAGTCGCCGTCGAGCAATGGCTCGACCGAGTCGATTCACCAGGCTGGTTCTACAATCCAATCATCCACGGCTGGTTCACCCAGACCCAACGCAGCAATTATTTCAACTTCGTTGCTCGAAGCCCCGAGGACTGGGTCACACGTGTTTTTCACGTATTCAATGGAGAAAGGAGTTCAATCCAAACGAGCACCACGCTCAGCGAACAAAACCGGCACGCGCCCAAGGAACAAAGGCGCCCGCGTGCGGTCCCGGCAGCGCCGGGTTCAAATTAGGCGACCAAGGACGCGACAGAGGCGACAACGCAAAGAGCACCCGTCCATCATCGTTACCCACCGAGAGTACCTGATGGACATACACCCCACCGAAAACTTTACCCCGTACACTATTCGGATCAACCCTGGGGCAATTGACACATTCCCGTGGCTTTCACAAGTCGCCGAAGCATATGAAATGTACCAATTCGAGAAGCTCGACTTCATCTTCAACAGCACATCTGCTGATGCTGTTTTGAGCTCAGGCGCTAATTCCAGCTTGGGAGCTGTTATTATGGCAATTCAGTACAATTCTTACGACGCCACCTTCAATTCAAAACAGACTATGGCCAATTATGTTGGCGCAGTTTCCGACAAACCTAACGTTGATTCC